AGTGTAGTTCAGACTATCGGCACAGCTAGAACTTCTGAAATAGACCACATGGACTTTATGTCCAAGATGCAGGAACTTCAGGAAGCTATTCATCATCAACATCCTAAGATGCCTGTTCTTCTAATGATGATCCATAAGCAGCTGCGCAATGATCCTGAGTTAGTTACAACTCTTAGTGAAGAAGAGATTGGTGTGATTGTTAATGGTCTTAAGATTCAGACTAAGACAGAACTTGTTGGTACTGTAGCTAAGCAAGCTAAGTCTCGTGATAAAAAGACTGCACTATCTTCTGACATGTTCTGATTGGAGAATAATAATGGCACGTATTGTAAACACTGATAATTTCGACAGTGACTATCCTGATGAGGAGTTTGTTACTGGACTTCCTAGGTTGTCAGAAGCTAAGCTACAAATGCTTTGCAAGGTAATTAATGATCTTAATGACCCCGGTGATGGAAGTCAGGCTCGTTATTATAAAGTAGTTCCTGATGACTACAAACTTCAACCCGGCTTTGAGCCTTAACAGGATTAACAATGGATACCTTTCCAGTAGAAACTGTTAGTTCTCCTGAAGTTGGAACATTTAAAATCACTGTTCTAGATGACAAACCAGTTCTCTGGAATGGTGACTATCAAGCAGGTAAGCTCTGTGTCTACTGGGCAGATATAGTTGAAGGTACTCCACTTCAGCCATGCATTCCTATTATGTACACTCTATATAATCAGGATATTCCAGAAGCTAACTTCTTTGGGTATGAAGTTTACTCTGCTGATAGTTCCATTGGTGGCATCATTGATGCGTTGTTAAAAGTTATTAATGACTTCTACGCCAAGACACTTATGGAAATAAGGGATGGACAACAGTTGCCACTCCATTGAAACACAATACTTTCCACTTGAAGCACTGCTAAAACTGTACGGTAATTTAGAATCTAGAAACCATGGCCCTAACAGACTTTACCTTAATTACTTTGAAGAGTTCAAGTTATTGGTGAAGTTTCTAGGGCCATTCTCATATACTCAGCCAAAGAGAATGAGGAAGTTACCATGGTTTGCTGGTAGTTATCAGTTACAAGAACTGTCACGGCATCTTCGAATGGATCAGAATACTTTATACTCCATACTATGTGAAATGTATGAAGGGGAAGATTAAATGAGTGAAGATATTATAGACATGGATGCGCTATTAGATGCGCCTCTAGATAATGAAACAACTGCGCCGAAACAATATGTAACCTTTGAGGGTATTGATCCTCGTATTAAGTTGCTCTCTTATAGCTCATTACTTACATTGCATTCCTGTCCTCGTAAGTTTGAACTGTATCGTAAGAAAGCTGTTGATGATGAGATGAATGCTGATGCTGCATCCAATCAGAATTTAACTTTCGCATTTGGACATATTGTTGGTGAAGGAATTCAAGATGTATTCGATGGCGTGGAAGAAGATGCAATCATCTGGAAGATGTTCCTTGGTTGGCATGCGTCGCTTGCAGACAACAACCCAAAACAAAATAAGAGTTTCTATCTCGCAGTCCTTGCGATCCAAAGGCTTATCGCTCTCCGTAGGTCAGGATTTCTGGAAGAGTACGAACTACTCCAGTATAATGGCAGAAGTGCTAAAGAACTTAGCTTCCGCATTGAATTACCCGATGGATTCTTTTTCCGTGGCTCTGTCGATGCTGTTCTTAGGCACAAAGTCACAGGTAAGATTCTCGTCTTGGAATGTAAAACTTCTAGTTCTACAAATCTCAACCCCACTACATTTAAAAACTCTAGCCAAGCTGTAGGTTATTCTGTAGTACTAGATGTTATCGCACCTGATATCTCTAACTATGAAGTTCTGTATCTAGTATATCTTACAAAGGATATGAGTTATGAAGTCCTGAGATTTCCTAAAACTTATCTCCAAAGGGCACAGTGGATTCAAGAACTCATGCTCGATGTCGAAGTTATTAGTCTTTATGATAGAACTGGCGTGTATCCGATGCGCGGTGAAAGTTGTTACTCATGGTTCAGAGATTGTGAATATCTCAACCAATGCACACTTTCTACCGACCTTATCACCGAACCACCAACAGTGGAATCAGTCACAGATACTAAGGTGTATGACATTCAAGTCTCACTTGCCGATCTTATTGAAGCACAAATGAAAAAGGTTATTCCGATTGTTCCTGTTGAATGGAATAACTCCGATGCTAAACCTATGGACGGGGATGAAATGTTATGATTAAAAAGTTTATTGACGCCTTTAATAAAAATCTCGATATGGCTCTTGCTGAGAAGACTAGCTGGGGCCGTAACGATCTTAAACTCCTGATTGCTAAAGTTATCAATGACAGCCTAGCGGAGATTATGGAATGAGCATCGTAGAAACTAGGGCTGAACTGCCTAAGAATAAAACTGAACGCAGAACTAATAAACTGCAAACAGAAAACCAACGTATCGCCAGTGATGAGAACTTTGCTATCTTCCTTCTCAGAGGAATGAAAGCTAATCTTGCTAACGAACGAGCACAAAAGAATATCTCCCGCACTGCAAGTAAAAGGATTATGGAAACGATTGAGTGGGAGATTGATAGGATTAAAGATGTACAAGAACTTAGAAAGAAAGGGAAATAATAATGGCTAAGATGTCACAGATTGGAAATGTTGCAGAGCAACGAGTAATGGTATTCGGTCCACCTAAGACTGGTAAGACTGAACTTGTTGGTAAGCTTGCTGAATATTATAAGATTCTTTATTTCTCGCTAGAGAATGGACACATGACTTTCAAGAAGCTGCCTATTGAATGGCAAGAGCGTATTGAAGTTATTAACATTCGTGATAGTCGAGTGTATCCAATCGCTATTGAAACCATGATGAAGGTTATCAAAGGTGATGAAGTCTTTATTTGTGTTGCTCACTCTAAGGTAGCTTGTCCTATTTGTAAGAAAGCTGGGGCAGAACAAGAGCGTGTATGTCTCAAAGAGCTTGGCCCGGATTGGGTTGTTGGTATTGATTCCCTCACACAGCTTACCAATAGCGGTATCGCGCACATCACTAAGAACCAACCTGATGATTATAAGCTTCAGCTTGATGATTGGGGTGCTCTTAAGGTGCTTATGGATAAGTTTCTATCTCAAGTTCAAGTAGCTCCTTATAACATTGTCTGCATTAGCCATGAAGAGGAGGTTAAATTTGAAGACGGAAGAACCAAGATTGTACCAGTTGCTGGGTCTAGTAATAGCAGCAGGAATACTGCTAAGTATTTTGACCACGTGGTGTACTGTAATGTGGTTAACAAAAAACACGTTGTTGGTTCAGCTACTGACTATAGTATGTCTGTGCTTACAGGCTCTCGTACTGATGTTAAGTTGGAAGCATCTAAAGAAGGAGGGTCACTTCTCGATATGTTTACTACTTGGAAGCTCCCTAATTTCGGTATGCCAGTCAGCGATGCTGATGTATCTACTGGCAGTAAGGATTCTCCAGAGCTTGAATCAGTAAGTCCAACTCGTGATGCAGCTAATCAGATTCAGCAGGAAAAGATTGCAGCATCTAATGATGGAGAGTTTAAAGAATTAAATGCACAGGAACTTGCTGCTCTTAATCCGGGACAGCGAGCTATCTATAATATGAAACTTAAGAGACATCAACAAGGAGCGTAAACTATGCAGCTTACAATTAAGGTATCAGGAGATAGAGGTTCTGGACGTACTACTGTAATGAACTCTATTGCTAAACATCTTGCATCATCTGGCTTTACAATTTCACACGGTAATCGAGATGAGAGTGGCAATGAAATTATTTATATTAACAGTAAAACTCTCACAGCACAGCAGGAAAAAGAACAGTGGGAAGCTACTCCTGAACCAACCACACTAGCTAAACCAAAATCAGCAATCGTAGAAGCTCATGATATTATCTACGGTGAGAGGGAAGAAACTTACGGTGATCCCGGTAAGAACTTGCGAACGATTGCAGAATATTGGACTACTCATCTTAAAGCTAAGTACGGCTATCAAGCCCCCTTGACAACGGATGACGTCTGTGTTATGATGGTGTTACTGAAGCAAGCAAGGTTGGCAAACACTCCCAAGCATCGCGACAGTATTACTGATACGATTGGTTATATGGCACTTGCTGATCGTATTAATAGCAAAGAACTGCAAGATAGTGAGGAAGAAGATATTGATCCTTACGTAGTTCAACCAGAAGTAAAGAAGTAAATAGCAGTAACCTAGAATCACAACAAACCAAACCATTTAATATTTAGAGGAAACTATATTATGAACGCAGCTACCCAAAACGCTAACATCGACGACCTGCTGGACGGTACTCTGGATGATCTGGCTGATGCTCCCCAGTTTAAACCTTTCCCTGCTGGTGCTCACGTTGTTAAGCTGAACTGGGATGTTAAGAACATTGGTAACAGCCCTGCTATTGAAGCTAAGTTCACTCATCAAAGCACTGCTGAACTGGCTAACCCTGATGATGAACTGCCGAAGCCGGGCGATACTTGCAGCACTGCCTTTATCCTGAAAGATAAAGAAGGTAAGAAGAATGAACTGGCTGAAGGTCAGTGGAAAGAAATTCTGAAGAACCTGAAAGAAGGTGGCGTTGCTGGTGAAACTAACCGTGAAATCATGGATGCTTCTAACGGTATGGAAGTTATGCTGGTTAGCGCACTGCGTAAAGATAAGAACGATCCTTCCAAGTTCTATCTGGTTATCAAATCGGTGAACGTGATTTAATCATCTGAGTATATAAATAAAGAACCCTCCTTATCAGTGTCTTATCAACATTGGTTCGGAGGGTTTTTCAGTTTGTATATTCCCTAGGATTTATACGTATGAGCGATAACAATATACCAATTAAATCTGAAGTGCTACTCTTCCTTGGTACTCCAGAGGATGCAGGCTATAAGCATTCACTGAAACCATTGGTAGGTAACGCAACAGTATTCACAGTCTTTGGTGAAGTCAGTACTCTCACTGAGATTGTTAACTTCTGCAAGAAGCGGAACATTACTGGTGTTATCTGCACTCAGATTCCTGTGCTCTTAAAGCTGCTAGCAATTAAAGGCAACCATAAAGATAAGGCTAACCTAGATGATTACCAAGGTAGTTATTTCCTGCATCAAGGTATCGAATTCGTTTTCATTCAGAAGCTTGAGTTGCTTAAAACTGGTGCAGATTACCAGAGCTTCATTACCCGAAGGTTTATCTCCAAGCTGGCAAGTCCCAGTGAATGGTACTCTGTTCCTGCTTTTGAATTCGAACTCCTAACTACTCGCAACTATCAAGAGCTATTCAATGAGTTCTCTAAAGCTATTGCAATCTCAGTTGACATTGAAACTCTGCGTGATCATCTTCGCATTAGGTGTATTGGATATACTGCTCTTTTCTATGATGGAGTTTCATTCCGTACTAAATCAGTAGTCCTTCCAATCAAAGATATGTTCGCAGTTAGTATCATGCGAAAATTCAATTGGGAACTCAAAGCACCTAAGGTACTACAAAATGGCAAATATGATATATCGTACCTGTCCCGTTATAACGCTGTACTGTATAACTATCTCTGGGACACGGTCAATATGTTTCATAGTTGGTATAGCGAACTCCCCAAAGACCTTGCGTTCCTTGGAGCGTTCTTTGTTCGGGAAGCCATGTACTGGAAGGATCTTGCGGACACCCAAAACGAATACGAATACTATCGTTATAATGCGCTTGATACGTGGACTACTATTCACGTCTTTATGGCATGGATTCTCCAAGCCCCAGATTGGGCTAAGCGTAACTATAAACAAGAGTTTCCGGTTGTATTCCCTTGTCATCTTTCGGAAATGACTGGACTTAAACGAGACATGGAACGTCTTGTTACTGTAGCTGCTGATGTTAACAAACTGATTGAGAAGGATAATATCTCCCTCTCTAAGATGCTGGGTACTTATCCTAACATCTACAATGTTAACAGCGCACCTCAGAATACAGCACTTAGAACTGTACTTGGTTGTAAAGATATTGATTCTTCCGATGAGAAGAGCTTAAAGAAAATAGCAAACCGTCATCCACTAAATGCTAGGATCGCTAATAAGATTCTTGATATTCGTGGCAATAGAAAACTAGAATCAACTTATCTTGTTATTGGTACGCCTGAACATCTTGTTCCTACCACTAAAAAGAAAGACCTGAAAATTGGAGCAGAGTTAAATGGCCGAATCTTATACAGCATTAATCCACATGGAACAGACACAGGCAGGATGGCTAGTAGAGAGCATGCTTTCTGGTGCGGCTTCAACATTCAAAACATCCCACGCGGACCAGAAGTTAAACAAACAATTATTGCTGATGCAGGTTTCAGGATTGCAGAAGCTGATCTTAAGCAAGCCGAAACTAGAGACACTGCCTACGTGTCTGGAGATCCTGCCTTACTTGCAGCAATCAATTCTCCCAGAGATTTTCATGCACTTAATGCATCTGCATTCTTTGGTGTGCCTTATGAAAGTGTGTATTGTGACGCCACTGGAAAAACTCTCGATAAAGCATTGCGAGACCTCAGTAAAAGGACCAATCACGGTGCTAACTATCTCATGGGAGAAGGAGTCCTAGTAGATACGATGGGAGAAGATAAAGTTTGGGAAGCTAAAAGATTACTAAGACTTCCTAGACATTATGAACTTAAAGATGTAGCCCATCATCTTCTTGAAGGTTTCCATCATACCTATAAGACACTGAGACTTAAATACTATCCTGCTGTAGTTCATGAAGTTATGTCTACTAACATGCTAGTATCTCACACTGCATTTGCTGTACCAGAAACTTGGCATATCTGTGACCATAATGAGCCAGCTCTTGATTGGGACCAGAAGCCACTAGAAGGTTGGACCCGTTATTGTTTCGGTAATCCACAAAAGAATAAGCTTGATAAAAACTCGTTAGTCGCCCACGTATCACAATCCCTAAATGCTAAAGCTCTGAACGAAGCTTACATCCGAGTCTTCTATGAGATAGCACTTAACCCAAAGTACTCTCAACACTTTAAACTCTGCGCACAGATTCATGACTCCATTCTATTCCAGTTCAGGGAAGGACATGAGTATCTAATGGATATGGTAGCAGAACGTATGCAAGTCCCAATTAGGTGTCTTGGTTACGATGGAGTCATTAGGACTTTCACAGTTCCTGCTGACGTTAAGAATGGTAAAGATGGCAAAGGTGCGTTGCGCTGGAGCGAAACAGAATGAGGTGAATAATGATTAGTGTTATCGAACAGGCAGATGGTTCATTTGATATTATAGTACCACAAGAACATGCTGCTGAATTTAAACAGATGGTAGCAAGAGCAAGTAACACTTGGCAAGATAAGTCTCAAGCTATGATTGATTTTGTAGATAAAATCAGTGGCTTGCATGGCTTATTGGAAAGTACTAAGAATAGTAAGTGGGATATTCCTGCTGAAGATGCTTATGCTATTGCTGAAGTTAATACAGCTACAGAAGGTGTACTGTTAAAAACTAATGATGCAGATTCAATGGAAGTGGTTAAGCTCAAGCAAGGAGATAAGTTAATCATTCTTGGTATTATTCCACAAGAGTCTGAGTATAATCGGTAAGCGGCATGGAACTTATGAGAGATAGCTTCCTGCGACAATATCTCTCTTACGTTGGTGAGACTGAAGCTCCTATCTTTTATCACAGATGGTCAGCAATATCTATGGTAGGAGCTTATCTAGGGAGACAGTATTCATTCTCTCTTGGCCACTTTGAGTTATATACTAACATGTATATTATGCTCATTGGAGAACCCGGCACCCGTAAGAGTACAGCGATTAAGATTGCCAAGAAGATTATTACCGCTGCTGGTTTTGATAAGATCAGTGGCGATAAAACTTCTAAAGAAAAATTCATGCTTGATCTTGCGGGCATTGAAGATGGTAGTCTTGAAAATAATAACGGATATAAAAAGAAAGGTAAGAGCTTAGAAGAATTACTAGATGAGAATCTTGGATTTAATTCTGAGGAGATAGGAGAAGATTGTGAGATGTACATTGCATGCGATGAGTTTAATGATTTCATCGGGATCGGTAATCTGGAGTTTATTAGTCTGCTTGGTAATATGTGGGATTATAATGGTGTTTTTAAGAATCGTATTAAAACCGGAAAATCAGTCTCGATTCTTAACCCCACTGTCAGTATCCTTGGCGGTAACACTTCCACTAGCTTTGCCAATGCTTTCCCCCCTGATACGCTCGGGCAAGGATTCTTTTCTCGTCTGCTTTTAATCTACGGGGAAGAAACTGGAAAGAAGATTACATTCCCAGTGATGCCAACTGCTGAAGCTACTAACAAAATCATTAGTGCCCTTCAAAGAATTAAGATGACTGTCAAAGGAAAGGCAGAACTAAGTGAAGATGCTAAGATATTGCTTGAGAAGATTTATGTTAATGGTAAGAAGATGGATGATGTTCGTTTTGCGTCCTATTCTAACCGCCGCTTTACCCATCTGCTCAAGCTATGTCTTATTATCAGTGCTTGCGATTATAGTTCCACGATTGAACATTGCCACGTTATCGAAGCTAATACCATTCTAACTCACACTGAAAGCTTGATGCCTAAAGCGTTAGGTCAATTCGGTAGGGCGCGGAATAGTGATGTAACTCATAAGATCATGAGCATCCTTAATAATTCTAACAGGGCTATGAGTCTGAAAGAATTGTGGGCGTTCTGTATTAGTGATATGGATAAGGTTGATGACCTTGCCAATCAGCTTAGGAATCTTATGACAGCAGATATGATCTTTGTAGTTGAAGGTAAGTATTTGGCGAAAGCTAAAAGAGTTCAAGAAGTTGACAGTGATACTGTTGATTATAATTATCTCACAGATGAAGAAAGGAATATGGTATAATGCATACTCATAATGGAACTAGGCCTGCAATGGTATTTGTATCTAGTGTTAATAAAGAAATGACTTACAGTGATTTTGTATGTAAGCTGTTTAAACAACAAACAGATGATATGGAAATGCTTCATGCTGCACTTGGAGTATGCGGAGAAGCTGGTGAACTTGGTGACGCTATTAAGAAGCATGTGATCTATGAGAAAGAACTAGATCGTAAGAATGTTGTTGAAGAACTTGGGGATCTTCGTTTCTATATGCAAGCACTGATGAATAAGCTTGGTATTAGTGAAGAAGAACTCTTGCAACATAATGTTGAAAAGCTTCAGGAACGCTATAAAAAACTTAGCTATTCTAATGAAGCTGCAATTGCTAGGGCTGATAAAGAAGAGGAAAACCCAATGACTATCGGAAGTATTAATGATCCGATAAAATACGTATCTGGTGCTTAATAAACTTTCCAACTCCCAGTCTCTATTATTGAGCTGGGAGATTTTTCTTATCCACGCTAGGGAGTATATACTGTGGACATTATGATAGACACAGAAACATTAGGACTTAAACCTGGCTGCAAGATTCTATCAATCAGTGCGGTTACATTCAACGCTAAGATTAAACGTCAGTTTGATGTGTTCATTCAGATTGGATCACAAGTTCAACTGTTTGCAGAAGAAGATACTTATTATTGGTGGCTGCAACAGGATGAAACTCTGAGGGACTTTACATTTAATAATAGAAGTGCTGTTCCATTAGAAGCTGCGCTCAACATGCTAACTGCTTGGTACCTATCATTACCAGAGAAATGTGATGTGTGGGCCAATGGTGCTAATTTTGATTTTGGTATTATCCGTGCAGCTTATACATCACTAGGGCTAGAACCACCTTGGACCTATAGACAAGAGATGTGTTATAGGACACTGAAGAAACAGTTTGGTTATCTCATTAGAGAACCACAATTTGCAGGTATCCCCCATCGTTCCCTCCATGATGCACAACACCAAGCTAATTACGCAGAAATGCTACTCCATACTATTCACAACCTGAAATAACACCATGAACAAACTACCTGAACAATTCCGTAACTATGGTAACGGTAAGATGATCTTTGAAGTATTCCCACAAGAGTATATTGATCTTGATAGGGAGCTTCAAACTGAATATCATCCGAAGCTTGCATTCATTGCTAAATACAGCATGGATGATATTGATATTAAGCTAGCACAAATTGCAGCTTACTGTGAAGTTATGCTTGATGGTGATTATCGAATTGATGATCGTGTGAAGCTTGCTGGTATCTTGTGTAAGAAGTTGCAAGAGAAACGTGAGTATCCGGGAGCACAAGTAATTATTCTTCCCTAACTGAAAGGAACGAGAATGAAAACTAAACTTACCATCGAAGATATTAAAGCTGTTGTGGTTAAAGAACAATATCATGTGTTTCCAGAAACTACGCTGACTGTGTGTTGTCTGCATCTTGAGAACGGTTACACAGTTACAGGTGAATCCGCCTGTGTTGATCCAGCTAGCTTCAATAAAGAGCTTGGCGAAAAATATGCTAAAGAAGATGCAGTCGAAAAGATTTGGCAACTTGAAGGATATCTTCTTAAGCATAAGATGCATCTAGTCAGCAAGCACTAAAAATAAAGCCCGGCTACCTAATTATAGGTACCGGGCCTTTTTGTTGCCTATTACTTTTTACATCTTACTGTTCCAACATACCACCCTGAAGCACAGAGCTATCCAATCCCAGAGTACCACCCATAATCATTTGCATGTTCTGGGACATAGGATTCTTAAGGTTCATCATGATAGCATTAGCCTGATTGGTATTGGCGGCTTTAATTTCCCTGATCATGAACTTGTTGAAGTTCTGCTGCTTACCTCCAATTGCAGCATACTGTGCAGCGAACTTATCAACTTGTTCAGGACTAATGCTTGCAGCTCCAGATCCAATACCAGCAGTCTTGATTGCAGTTGCTAGCTTCTGCATCCTATCAGTATCTACTGCCTTGTAAGCATTAATACGATATACTGAATCATTAGCAATGGCATCATCAAATGGCTTACCACCAGCCAATCGTGCAGCAGTTGCCCAGCTCAGAAGATCATTACCTCCGTTGAGAGAGTTAATACTTCCTTTACTAGTAGTACTAAACACTTGGCCACCATTGCTCAATGCTTGCAGAGTTTGTGCAACACCAGCAAGTGGGCGAGAGATACCATTGTGTTCAATACCTTGCAACAGTGTTTGCCAGATAGGAGCACCATTAGCAGCACGACCAATACTCTGTGCTACATTATCATAGAACTTCATCGTAGCATTCACAAATGGAATATCAACAGGATTAACTGGAACAATAGATACCTGCCTTGGATTGATATCACCACGGCTATAAAGGTTAGCTCTCAGCATATTGGAGGGCAGACCATAGAGAAGCAAATCACCAACACTCTTACCAGCAATGCCATATGTAGTACTATACAAATCCTTATGCTGCGGATTAGAAGACATAGTACCAACAATGTGAGTGTTAAGGTAATTGAATCCCGGCAGACCGTTCATACCATACATAGTACCTTGAAGTCCTAGCAACATGGCAGCATCTTTCTTACCACCTTCTGCTACATGCCTGAACAACTGTTGCATCATGTTGAACTGGTAAGTCTGGAACAATCCAATAGCTTGGCCAACTGCACCTTGGAACATTAACGGTCTTTGGGACGCAATGATGTTTCCCTGAGTACGGTTAACAAACGTGTTAATATAACCCAGTGCTTCCTGCTCAGTAATCTTTCCTGCTTGCACACCAAGATCAGTAAGTTGGCGCATACTATCAGCACTAATGAAACGGTTAAACTCCTCAGCGTATTTGTTACCTGTAAGGACTTCACCTTTATCAGCAAGCTCTTTGAACTTAGAGAATGCACTGTTAAGTTTCTGATTAATGATGCCAACATCTTCTCTACCTTGTAATGTTAGATCCTCCAAGATGCTCTGAGCTTGATCCACTAAGCGAGTACTGAAACCATTCTGCTTATAATACTCTTTGAGCTTAACACCACTGAGAGTTGTAGCTTCTGGATCAAACCAATTTTTAATTGCATTGGTCAGAATTTTACCAGCCGTTGTTACCTGATCAGTTGCTTCACCAGAAAGATTAGCTTGTGATGGACGATCCATCTTAAGCAACCCACTCAACTTACCTGCCAATTCAGTATCATCATTTCCCATGGCCCGAATAAAACTCTTAAGTTCCGTGCCATAAAGAATAGTGCTACCAACCGCATTGTTAATTGCATTCAGTGGATCAAGCCTCAGTGTCAGAGTACTGAGCATAGCATTGGCCTTACGAACGAAGTTAGTTAGAACTCCTTTCGGCGCCGTATGATTTGCAAGCATATCAGTTGCAGCATCATAGTATGCAGTCTTAACTCCCATCTTATTGAGACTAGCATTAATCTTATCCAGATCATCAGTGCTCTTAAGAGTACCAATAGTATCCTGAATAGCATTCCACATCTTAGACACACCTGCATCCAGCTTGGTATTTAAACCTTGCAGATAAGGATGCTCACTCATTTGGGAGATGTTAAGTGCTGTTTTAACATAGTTAAGATAAGGATTGTTGACCGTGTTCTCGATATCCCTAAAGCTGCCAGTGTATTTAGATGTTGCTGTATTGGTATATTGGGAACCTTGCTGTCTGAGGAATCCAAACTCTTTTTCGTATTTGGCATTGACTAACTCCCTAGCAAAGATATCGTCACTCTTAAGGTGATCGTTCAAAAGAGATTGTGCAATCTTCTGAGGATCAGTCTTAATAAAGAATGGATTGTTAACACCAGTCTTCTTCAGATCAGCATCAATATAGTTTTCATGGAGAGTACTTTCATAATCAAATTCCCCATGAGCTTTAAAGAATTCCTTAAGCTGATCACCTTTATAAACTTCATACTTGCCCGGAACTTTAGCAATCATACCTTCCAGCTCTTTAGGGCTAGCAGCGTGGATCATGCTCTTATGTCCAACACCAGTAACAGTAGGATCAACTACAACAGCATAGTAAGGATAGTCTCTTGGAT